GGCATAGGCACTGCGATCTTGCCGACAAATGGTAAGAAACTCCTGCAGTGTGAACTCTTCGTCCTTGGCAGCTTCATAGCGCTGGCGATAGTGATCGAATATATTCATGGCATGCCGTCCTGTTGTAATCTATGGGAACATTCAACAGCTATATGTTTTTAGCGTCACTTTCAACGGGATAATTTTTATGTACCGTCCTATTTGTTATGAGCGTGTATCGTCTTTTGATCAAGTATTGAGTGGGTCAGGACTTGATGACCAACGTTCAATTATCGACCAGTTCTTAGACGATAACCCTGAGAATTTTACGAAAAATAGGATTTACATAACAGATGAAGGGGTGTCGGCCTTTAAAAATGCTAACATTTCAGCGGAGTCCAATCTTGGTAAATTTTTGCAGGATGTGCGAGGACGCAAGTACGGCAAAGGTGACGCACTTATCGTTACATCTTTGGATCGTCTAAGTCGTAGGTCGAGTTGGTCAGAGAATACGATCCAATTCATAGTGACCAGCGACATAGTTATCTATGACATCAGTACAGGACTGGTGTTAAAGAAAGATGACAACTTTTCGAAGATACTTATGGAGATCATTCTACAACGCTCCCACAACGAATCGTTGATGAAGTCTGTTAGGGCGAAGGTTGCATGGGAAAACAAAGTTGCAAGGGCGGCGTTAAGTGGGGAAGTAGTCTCAAACCGTATGCCGTTCTGGTTAGAGAATGTTGATGGAAAGTACTCGGTCATTAGCGAGCAGGCGAAGATAGTAATTAAATGTTTTAAATGGTATGTAGAAGGTCTGAGTACAGGCGAAATAATCAGGAAAATCAATGATCCAAAATGGCAAATGGTAAAAGTTTCCCGCCTTATTCGTGATCGCCGTTTGCTGGGTGAACATAAGCGTTCAAATAATGAGGTTGTACCAAACGTTTACCCGATCATCGTAGAAAGTAATTTATTCGCAACGGCAAACAGAATGATGGATGCCGTTATGATCCCGAAGAAAAAGCCTGCTGAAAAAATGGAGTATGTACCAGAGGTCGTGAAGCAGATTTTCACCTTGTATGATTCAGGTGTCGGTACTGGAACGATAGTAAAAAATATTGAACCTGGTTGGAGTACAGTTAACGTACTGCGAGTATTAAGAGACAAACGTGTAGTTGATGAACGAGTCATTGATAACCTGACATTCGAACGTGTTAACCATAAATTAACGAAAAATGGTGTTGCAGAACGAATCAGAAAAGATATCAAAATTGCAAAAGATGATTACATAACAAATTTGTTCCCTCATATTTTGAAATGTGATTGTTGTGATGGCAATATTGCTATTCATTACAATCATGTAAGAGCTAAGTATGTGGTATGCCGTACACGCGAAGAAAAGAAGCAGTGCGATTCAAAATCGATTCAATACATACGTATTGAAAGGAATATCATTAGTACAGTAATGAATGTCGATTTTACCCAGTTATTAATTGAAAGTAATTCGAATAATAATATCAAAGTTATCGATGCATTAAAGATTGAATTAGATGCACTCAGGATGGAAGAGCAAAGTTATCAGACCAGAATTGCAGATCGTAAAGCAGCGGGTAAAAAGGCATCATTACCGCTGATGGAAGGTCTAACCGATGTACAGGATCGGATAGAAGAGACATTAGAACAACTTGAACAAGTCTCAGAGACTCGCACAATACCAGATATGAGTTATGACATAGAAAGTCTTTTAAACCCGTTGAACGTAGAACTACGGGCGAAGGCTCGCAAAGAACTCAGGCACGTGTTATCGAAAATTACTTATCGTGTAATAGGTAAACATATCGTTGTCAGAATGCGGTACTTTACTGATGTACTGGAACACGTGTTAATCATTGATAACAAACGGGGTAGTGTGGGTGAGGTGGTTTGCCAGATCGCGGTACATAACAAGGATGGTATTACAACTTACGAAACTGCATCATTTAAGCTAATCGCCACGGATGAACAGTTAACGATAGAAGTACCACAAGAGATAGTACTCAATGATTACGTATTGCTGTTGAACTATATCGATGGCTTGAAAGATGATCACAGTACTAACGTAGCTGTATGGATGCGTGAACATATGAATGAAGTACTAACTAATACGTTGATGTAAAATACTGCTTAGTACTATAAATTAGCCTCGCAAATGCGGGGCTTTTTTTCGTCATTTGGAGTCATTTGTGAAGGTACTTTACTAAATATATATGAACAGAAAATTAGTATTGAGTACTATTTTTCAGAAGTTGATAAATAAGTATAGAAATACATGAAACAATTTCTGAAACGTTTTTGAAACGTAACCTATACTAATAAGTGACAGTAATTCAGAAGTGTCCTCCAACTTGAAAAGATCAATATACCCCAGTGCAACGCTGGGGGTATTTTTACGCTCAAAATCTGGAATTAAGAAATCAAAATAACAAGAGGTTATCATGAAAGATAAGAAAACAGGGATAGTAACAGTCCGTTTAACAGAGTTACAAATGCATTACTTACAAGGTTTAGTTGATAGTGGTGTTACACCGAAAGGTTTACCCGCTGCAATACAACACATTATTAATCAGATGATCATATTAGGAAAATAGGAGGTAAGTTATGGGGTTTTATTATGATGGTACGGTAGGATTACCGGATGCAAGAAGAATTGATGAAGTTCTTCTAAGAAAGAATGGAAGTGATAGTTATACATTCAAGTATATTCCAACTGGTGAAACCCATGAAAACATATCATGGGTAACAATAATATATTACATCAATGCTAACTGGTCAGGTTTAGGTAATGAAGGTATTACGAAGGAATGTGAGGTGCTTATAAAGGAGATGGTTGATTCACAACAGAAACTATTATTACCACCAGATGAACGTGTTATACAGTAAATATACTTATTAATCAGAACAAAAAAGCACTGCCGGACGCAGTGCTTTTCAACAACAAAAAGGAATTTTTATGAATTACAATACTATTTATCAAGATTTGAAAATGAATGTTACGTACTTTCAGAACCGTTTTGCATCAGACAGTGCAGAACTAAAACAGAAAGCAGTAGCCGCAGGACGTACAGTAGCCTTAACTGAACATACAGAATTTGACTGGCCTGTATTCGTTAATGAAGTACTGGATCGTTCACAGTGGGCTACATTCACTTCAAACAATGCAGAAGAGTACAACAACGCTAAAGCACAATTTGATGCAGTTGTATTTGCACAGATGATTGAAGGTGTTGCCCGTAGTTCTAAAAATGTAATTGCACATTACGCCGTAGTACTGGATATCGATGATGGTATTACTGTTAAAGAAGTACAAGAAGATTTAAGCCAGTACGAATACGTACTGTATAGTTCTGGTGGTACTGGTATCAAAACTGGTGAACGTTTCCGTGTAATACTTCCACTTGCTAAAACACTAAATGCTGATGAGTGGTCTGAATGGTCTGAATCGTTAAAGAATCGTTTTCATTACTCTGACGAGTCGTTTAGTAAGTCTTTACAGATACAGTACTTACCGCATTTAAACACGGTACACGCAGATAAGTTTATAAGTTACCACAATGCAGGCCGTCTATTAGATGTAATGGCTGATGTGCAGCACGTAGAACCAGCAGCACAGTACATCAATCCTGTAGTGCCTGTTACTTACCAGTTTAGTGATACTGAACATCAAGATTTACTCGAAGCCATTATTAATCATAATGATGGTCAGCTTGAGTACGAGGAACGCCGCATTCTTGGTAATCGCCTGGCAGCACTGGGTGTTAACCATTACGACATGGTGCGGGTACTGGATCGTGTAGGGCGTAGTGGGGCTACACATACAGGTGCAGAGATTGCTGCAATGGCTAATGCTTCATATGGTCATATTGCAGGGTTACGTAAGAACTTACCAGCAGGCTATAAACTACCCATGCCTGTTATCGTGCCTCAGTACATTAGCGTTAAGCCGGTAATCACTGAACAAACACAATACGATTACGAGATCATGTTAAACGGTGATCAGTACCTATCAGACGTGGCTGATAAGTTCAAAGTACTTAACGGTGTTAACTTGCTTATCTGTGATTGTGGTGTAGGAAAGTCATGGTACTGGTCTAAACGTACTGATGTGATTATGGTTGCTCCATTACTTAGTATCGTTAAACAGAATACTCGCAAAGGTGCAGAGTTCAATAATATCCATGACGGTGTTAGTACTTACCATCAGATTGAAAAAATTCTGAATGACACAGACAACCACGACAAATATAAAAATATGATATTAGTGATTGACGAGGCTCACGGTCTATATCTTGACTCTTACCGTGATAATGTAAATCAGCTTGTTCATAAATGTTTTGGACTATTCAAATCTGTAGTGTTAATGTCAGGTACTATTCGCCGTGAATACTTCTGTAATCTGGACGTAATTAATACTGTACGAGTACGTAAGGTTCAACCATTTGAGAAAGTACTAACCCGTATTCAGTGTGAAGGGGATGTAGTAGGTACTGCAATTAAACGCATTAATGAGCGTCAACGTAAAAACAAGATGGTTATTCTGTTAAATGACAAAGACGATATTAAAGTAGTACGTTCTAAATTAATTGATATTCGCAGTCTTGAATATACGGCAGATACTAAAGACACCGCAGAAGTACAGGTATTTCTGAACAGTTCTGTGTTAGGTGATTATGATTGTCTGATTGGTACTAACAGTATCGTAGAAGGTCTAAATATTAATGATGTACTACAGAACTGTGAAGTACACGTAATCGGTGATTGCACACCAGAACGTATTGAACAGGTAACAAACCGTTGGCGTAAGTGTACTGGTACTATCCGTACCTACCATTACACACAGTCAGTACTGGTCAGTGGTGATCTACCAGAGATGGACAGGGAGATTACAGCACAGGATTACGTTGATGTTGGTACTGATTCTGCAAACGTGATGAACCGTTACATTCAACTTTTAGGCGATAAGCAGCGTAAGAAGTACGTGAACACGTACCGTAATGAAAATCGTATGGAAAACGTGTACTGGAACGATGAAACGAAACAGTTTGAAGTGTCATTCATCAAGATTGATTACCAGATGGCTAACAATCGATTTGAACGTAGCAAGGCCAGTTTCAACCGTTACGCACAGGAGCTAACAGAGTACGGTTTCAAGTTCACGGTTCCGCAACGTGCAGTACGCTATGCAGAAGTAGCAGAAGAACGTGCAGCCGTTGCACAGGACAAGAAAGAACAGTACCAGGCAACTATCGACCTGGTGATCAGTCAGGTACATGATCGTGGTTGGGTAGTGGATAACGACACACCAGAAGCACAGGTACAGCGTGAGTTCGTAGAAGGATTCATTAAGCGTGGTCTGAAACGTACCGATGTGGTGGAGTACTTAGAACGCCTCAAGGCCAACAAAGAGTACTGGCAGTACCTTAACGTTGATATTCGTAATGCACGTAACGGTAATAGTGTTACTGAAATGATTATCAGTGAATTGCCTAACCACTTAGTGACGTATGGTAAGAATAAAAAGCAGGGGTTAACTGTTCAGGGTAAACGTGAACTGGCAGAAAAAATCGTTCGTTTTGTACTGGTAGAGCGGTTCAATGGGGATGTGTTGCAAATGCGTTTAGGTGGATGGTTGTCATTAATGAGAAATGATCCACCAGAAGACAGTAAACCCTTTAATAATAGTAGTTCTGGTGGATCATTCTTGAACAGCAAAGACCAAACACCAGACGAAGTACTGAACCGCTATATCACACTCGGTAAATCAGAACGCTCTCGCATTAATGGAAGTGTAGAACGCCTTACCCCAGTGAAGTACTTAAGCCTTACTGGTTTTGAATTTGATAGTGTGAATGATCAGAGTACTGATTTAGCAGAAGTGATCAGACCTAAGAAGCAAGCTGTAGTAGTGAATGAAGAACCTATAGTAGTACCAGCAGCAGTAATCACACAGTCACAACAACAATCAAAACTAAAGAGCAGTATTTCGAATCGAAGGATGATTTAAAGAGTAGGGGGCACAATGCCCCTTTGGATTATCAAGGAAGTGCTATACAGTGGCGTGTTTGGTTTATCGATAGCTCGCCTCAGATCTTTTTATGGTTACATTATGATGAATTTTATTTATTTGAAGAAAATCTTTAATGTCAGTTTCATTGAATCTGTTCTTAGGACCAAGAATCACTTCCTTGATACTGTTGATCGGTAATGAGAATTCGTAATAAGAGCAAAGATTTTGATTTGAGATGCGATAATTTTTACTCGCTAAGAAACTTTTAAATTCTTTATTTTCTTTATCTTGTAAGTTATGCATGGTTGGCATGTTGTTATAAACTAATCTTACTTCCTTTTCTTCAGCAAAAGAAGGGCTTTTAGTATGTATGCACATATGTAAAATACCAGATATCAGACCAACAATTTGTTCTTTAATTGAATTGTCTATTTTTCCAAAATCTCTGTCTTTCGATGAATAAAAATCATTAATAACTTCGTTGGAATTGAGTGCTTTTATAATTATTTCTCGGATTTCATTTTTACTAAAGTAATGAACTTTGTTAAGGAAAAAGCTATTTTTAATAAATTTGTTTTGAAACATCATCCGATTATAGTTTACACCCAATTTTTCAGGATAAAAACCAATTGATATACCCTGCCCATCTTGAGCATAACCTCTCCATTGGCTCAATATATCACCATCTTCTGACAGGCAACACATATAGCCTCTTGTTATATCGAGATTGTCAAGAACATCTTTGTGAATCCTTTTATATTCATCTTCATTCAGTTCGTTAGAAATTATTTCTTCAAAAACCTCTAAGAACCATTTCATTTCTTTGAAATCATTCATATGCTCAATGTCACTCAGCCATAATTTCTTATGTTTGATAATATTAATAAATGTATCAGCACTGCAATAGTGATAAACGGTATCCATTATAACTCCTGAAAAATTTTAATATAACAGCTAAATACTTTCTCATATCTCGAGCTTTTAAAATCTAAAATGTTCTGTAAAAATTGCGATTGCTGTTAATTGTTACTTGTAGTTAATAATATTCGAAAAATAGCTATTGTTCATTTAGCAGTAAAGTAGTGTGAAAAAGATTTGTTATTAAAATCCCTATATAAAGAATCAAGCACATGGCTTTGTTCACGCGTTTTTTTTAACGCTTTCATATACTCATCGTAGTAAATCGTGGTGTTATTATCTTCATTCTTGTGAATGCTTATCAGAACACTGTTACCTATATCAAAAGTACTTACCATTGAACCATAAAATACATTTATGTTTTTAAGTATTTCATAAATTGACTTCACTTGGCATCGTTCAATTGGCCATCTTTTAAGTTGTTCATACTCTTGCTTTAGTTTTATAATGCTTTGGCTTTTAGAATAATAATAACTAACAAGGTTATCATTGCTTTGGTAGACGGAAATATCAAATCTAATTATACCTTTATGTACTGCTGTAATATTTTCATGTAACTCGTCAGTTTTGTGTAAACAGCCGTTAATCTCATCTATCTCTGCATCGATTTTAGATAAAAACTCAGCAGCCTTATTAAAAGCAGTGGCATATGACAAATTAGAGAACCAACGCTTAGCTTGCAATGCTGCGTAAACCGCAGCTCCAGCCATCAGAGCGTTTGAAAAAGCACTGATCCAGTCAGTAACCATCTTTCCGCCATCGTTGAACACGGCTTTAAGTAAGGTCAACGTCCCAATTATGCATAAGGCACTTACCGAACCAATTAGAATTTTATTAATTTTATTCACTGATAATCCATCTATTCTGTAATTGAAATCTGTTAGTACTTAACGGTACACTATGATTACCCTGTTCAGTACCTTTTGGGGTTTGTTAAGTTTGTCGGTACTGTTCAGGGTAATTAGTTGTGCTGTTAAGCAATGCATCTTCACCGATGCATATTTTGAAATACTAACGAATTTTCCAGACTCTAATAATTTCTTCAGCGGCTAATAGTTTTAGTGTTACTAAATCTTCACTGGATTTACTGCTACTACAAGATGTAATGAATCTACTAATCTCATCCATATCAATGCTGCAAGTGGGGTAATTAGTATCCATATGTTTAGTACCATTTGTCACATCTATTCTGTCAAAGAATGGTTTAGCTTCATTTGTGATGGCATAACCATATTTTTTTTCAAAAGAAACTGCGTTAGAATTTTGATACATATCAACAGCATGTGAAAAGTTAGCATCTAAATATAAGCGTGCTGCAACAGCAGAAGCATCAAAACTGTTAAAGATTTTGGTATCAAGGAAGCTGATAATTTTTTGCAAGTTTGTGTTTGATGGTGGTATTTCTACACCTCCATTCCACATATCCCTAATAAGTTCACTCGTCGCAGTCTTTTGAGATGTGAAGCTCAAATTATTCTGTTCTAAGATAGCAGTGAATTTTAAAATCACTACGCGGAAGAACTCCTCACTTTTAAATAATTGGTCTAAGTAACTGACTGGTACTCCCAGTTTGAAACTAATACTTCTAACCACACCAATAAACTCATGACGTTTATCATCGTTATTGATCCAGGTCGGATGATAAAGGTCTTTAGTTTCGGTTAACTCTCTTTTAGCACGAGAAACTACTGCATAATACCTTCTCGACTTTGCTTTATTGTAACCGCCAATAATTACATAGCCTAACCATGCAATAATAAGTAAACCTATAAATTCCATATCTATCCCGCTGTGTAATGTCTAATTATTAATTTCAATTTGAATAGTTTGCAATGTTAGAATTGCAACTTAATATACAAAACATTATGACATTATGATTAGAATTGATGGAAAGGATATTTTTATCCCTACCAAAATTGGTGGGGAGATGCAATTTCGAAAACCTTTATCAAACGCTCGTGTTCCTATAGGTCTTTCATACATAACTTCACTCCAGTAACAAACCGTCGCTTACTTTTCATTGCTTTGAAACGTTGGAAAGTACTAATGATTGAAACTTCGTACCCATCCTTGTTACCCCTAATGCAATCCTCAAATACTGTGCATATATACAGTATTGCAGACACAGATAAGAAGATCCAGACTGGCCTGACTAAAAGCAATAACATTAGGAAGTGTATGAAAATTGTACAGAATGTAGCAAGTGATACTCTCGCATTTGAAGCATTATCCGATGATGAAAGCATTCTGCTAACACATAAGGCATTAGATCTAATTTTGAAATTTGAGCAAGGAATAGAAGAAACAACCGCATTCGATTTGGGGAAGGCATGTTGCCTTTTGATGACAGTGTTAAAAGACTTTATGAATGATGAGTACTGGCAAACAGTACAGGAGCTTTATTCCGGCGTTAACCATACATTTTATAAAGATGAAATCGTAGCAATTCGTGATTACTATTTAGAACACATTATAGAACAACCTGTATCGCATTCTGCACAGCGTTAATTAACATAACGCATGGATGCGTTTAATTCGTTATAACTTCATACAGAGCGATAGAGGCACATTTGAAAGGTACTCGGCAGGTACACTCCATCGGGAGTGTTCGGCAGGCCGATCTTTTGTACGTGTATACATTTTTTTAACCATCGCGTACCGCATAGTACCGCCACTGATAAATACCAGTACAAGCAATCAAGTACTGGAGAAATCAGGATGGCAATTAACAAATATGAATACGGCAGGCGATACGGTGTTAACGAAAGTACTGTCAGGGGATGGATAGATCGCGGTATGCCAGACACTGATGCAGAAGCAACCGCCTGGATTGTAGATAACGTACTTAAACCTCTCAGGGATACCGATACCAAAGAGCAGATTGAAAAGGCCAGATTACGTAAGTTAATCGCAGAAGCAAACCAGGCCGAAACAGAATTAGCTCGACAACGTGAACTACTTATACCATCCGATGAAGTACATAAAGAACTAACCGCATTTTTCAAAACCTTCCGTGATTACTTCCGTACTCTACCTAACAAAATCTACCATGAAGTATTTGAACAAGATTCAGCTTTAAAAGTAAAGCGAGTACTACAACAACGGATTGATGAATTACTAACAGAAATTGCAGATATGAAGTACGAGGATAAACAAGGCAAGCAAGGAACGGATTCCGAAGATGAAAACAAACCGAACGATGAAAGTACTTAAACGTGCTATCAAAATATTAAAACCTCCTCAGAAATATAAACCCTCAGAATGGGCAGAGAAACATTTAATTTTGCCAGATGGTGCAGCAGCCGGGCAGAAGTTAAAGCTATATTCCTTTCAGAAAGAAATGTTAGATATTATTGAATCTGATCAGTACCGCAAGGTTGTTTATAAAACCTCTGCACAAATCGCCAAAACAACATTACTTAATAGTGCTGTATTTTACTGGATGGCTAATGATCCCAGCAATATAGGTATTGCACAGAGTTCATTATCAGAATTAAAGCAATGGAAGTCAGCGAAGATTGATAAAAATATCGAAGCAGTACCAGTACTATCAGAATTAGTCACAGACAAGAACGACAAGACCAAAGCAAATAACCAGCAACAGACTGAATTAAAAGATGGTACTTTCTTGTACTTCATGACTCTGGGATCTGCAAAAGCATTACGTGGTAAAACACTTAAACGTATAGTACTTGATGAAGTTGCGGCTATTGATCAGAACTCAGAAGAAGGGAATCCCATACGTTTGGCAGAACAGCGATGTAGTGTATATACCGATGCAAAAATATTAATTTCAAGTACTCCTACATTCTCAGGTGATGCAATCGACGTTGAGTATCAGAACAGTGATCAACGCGAGTACTTTGTAAAATGCATTCACTGCAAACATGAGCATACTTTGAAGTGGGAAAATGTAAAATTCGAATGGAAGAAGAATGGCAAGCGTAATATACCAGATTCCAGTACTGCAAAGTTACTTTGTCCAGAGTGTCAGGAAGAGATAACAGAATCACAGCGTATAAAAATGGTTAGTACTGGTAGATGGATCGCACAGAATCCAGATGTAACCGATACAGCAGGCTTTTATATTAACCGTTTATATAGCCCTAATAGTACCATTCCGTCTATTGCAAAAGAATATGAGATGGCATGGTTCGAATATAACAATCAGGCATTCTATAATACCGTTTTAGGTTTACATTATTCAGACCTACAAGAAGATATCGATGATTTAGCATTAGAGAACTTACGTGATGATACTTTTGATTTAAATAATATACCTGATTCAGTACTGGGTATTACGATTGGTTGTGACCAACAATTAGATCGACTTGAGGCACAAGTATTAGGATTCAGTGAAACTGAATTATTCGTTTTAGGGTATCGGTACTTCTACAGTCCTAACTGTGAGGTCAAAGGTGCTAAAGCCTATAGCGACCTTGCAGCATTCTGTAATCAGAAATTCAAAACAGTATCCGGGCGTGAAGTACCAGTACTTATAATTTCTGTTGATGGGGGTAACGGTAGAGCAATGCAGACGGTACACAGTTTCTGTCAGCAGTATAAGAAATTTGAAATGATCAAGGGATCATCCAGTACTACAGGTGACTTGTTCAAGCGTAGTACTACCGATGGTCGTCAGTTTTACATGCTGAACGTACATGAGGGTAAGACCTGGGTACGTAGCCTAATTAACAACGCTGTAGCAGGTAAAACAGATGCACCATTAACGATACGTTTCGCCCATGATCTACCTGATGACTACTTTGATCAGCTCACATCTGAGAACTTAGAACGTACTGGTACGGGCGTTCGCTGGCGACAAATTACCGGACGTCGTAATGAATGCCTTGATACATTGGTCTATTCATTATGCATGATGAAACTGGCACTCAGTAAATTAGGTGGTCAACCATTTAAGAAATTACGAGAGTACCGAAGTACTAAAAGACAAGAAATAGAAGCAGATAATAAACCTGCCGAACAGCCTACCGAAACCAGAAATAAAAGTACTAAATATACTAAACCAGCAAACAAAACCAGCATTGGTAAATCATGGTTCGGATAGGGATAAATAAAAATGAAAGAAACAATCTATATCGGTGAAGTACTCAATGAAGTACTACAGCCTAACATGACAATCAAAATCGGGAATAGTACTAATACGTTATTCACACACAACACACAGGATGAAACTGAATCAGTAGCTATCGATACCTCAGAATGGCAATCAGGCTATTACTCAGTTGTATATAACAACAATGGTGAACTAACGATTAGTACTGTAACCGTCATTGATCCAATGGCTCAGACAGACCGATTAACAGAACTTCAAACACAATTAGACGATATTAATAATATTATTACTGCACGTATTAACGGTGATACTCATACGTTAACCATCAATAATAAGACTTTAATGAAAGAAGATCTTAATACGTTGGTTAATTTGAAAAGCAATATCACTAAACAGGTAAATGACCTGAAACGTAAACTAACTAAAGGCAATAGTACATTTTTCAAAAGTACAATTCATTGCCGCTAATAATGGAGATCACAAGGAATGTGGCCTTTTAACAAACGGCAAATTGAACAGCCAGCAGTACCGAAGAAACAAAACCATCAGGTACGTAGACATCAAGTACCGAATACCGATTTTAAAGCTAATACCCGGTCACTAACCGGATTGCCAAACAAGATTTTAGGATCATACGGTACTGGTGTTCAGAACGTGAATATCAATGCGGTAATACGTCAATCACTAACCGGGTTACGTGATGCAAGCCGTTCCCTGGTACTACAGAATCCGTATGCACGTCAGTACGTGAACCTATCAGCGGGTACTGTAGCTGGTGCAGACGGTATCACAGTACGACCTTCACCAGTTGGCCTTGATGGACAGACCGATCCAGTACTGGCGGATCAACTTGATAAGTTGTTTTACCAATGGGCATCAGATGCAAGCCGATTCAGTACTGACGGTACTATCAGCTTTGATACCTTTCAGGCTCTTGTAGAACGTTCCAGAGCTACAGATGGTGAATGTTTTGTTCGACTACATAACGATGGGGATGAACTACAGGTATCTATCATCGATGCCGCACGTATCCCCAGTACTAAGAACGAACTTCTAAAAGATGGATCATTTATTAGTAACGGCATCGAACGCGACAAGAACGGTAGAGTACTGGCCTATCACGTGGCAGATGTTCACCCGTTGAATTACACGATTCAGACTAACAGTACTCAACGTGTACCAGCCAGTGAAGTACTTCATTATTTCATTCCAGAATTTCCAGGGCAGGAAAGGGGTTTTCCAGACTGCATTTCAATTATTAAGCAGCTTGACGATTTCCAGAGCTATTACGAAGCAACATTAGTACAGAAGAAGATCGCCAGTTCTGCTATGGGTTTTATTACTAACACAGACAGTAATCATGAAGAACTATTAGACGGTGAAAATCCTGAACGTGAATTTGTTGAGTACTTTGAACCGGGCAGTATTAAAGAATTAGCACCAGGGCAACAGATACAGACTCTGAATCCACAAGCCGGAACGGACAAGATCACTGAATTTACAGATGCAATTCTAACTACTATCAGTACTGGTCTGGGTATTCCTAAGCAATCACTAATTTCTGATACAAGTTCAGCAAGTTATTCAGCAAGTAAATTAGCTGATCGTATGTCACGTGAAGGATTCAAAACACGTTCTAATTTGCTAATCAGTAAAGTACTTAAACCTATCTACCGTGAATTTATTAAACGGATCATGGTATCTGAACTTAATAATCTAAGTTTCACCAATTTTGAAAATATCTCCAATTGTACTTTTATCACAGTTAAACAGATCTCTTTAGATCCGGTTAAAGACGCACAGTACGAGCAAGTACTTTTAGATATGGGCGTTAAATCAAGATCTCAAATTATTCGTGATTTAGGCATGGAGCCTCAACACGTTTTTGAAGAACTCAAACGAGAAGCGGAGATAAATAAAACAGAAGATACAAACGAACAAGGAAGTTCAAATAATGAAATTCAACAAAAACCAGAAACGGGAGATGACGTTAACGAGTGATAACGCTCTTTCCGATACAGACAATCGTACTGTATCCCTTGCATTCAGTTCTGAAAATCCAGTTGTACGTACTATCGGTGGTCAGGAATATAACGAAATCCTTCTACATAACCCTGAAAACGTTAATTTAGAACGATTGCAAAACAAAGCCGCATTACTTTTTAATCATGATTTTGATAACCATATTGGCGTAATTGAATCTGCCAGTATCGATTCTGACCATATTGGACGTGCGTTAGTTCGGTTCTCAAGTGTAGGTATTGCTGCTGAAAAATTCGAAATGGTACGTGAAGGTACTTTAAGCAAAGTTTCAGTTGGATATTCCATTCTCGATTACCGAATTGAAGGGGATAACCTTCTTATTACTCAATGGGAACCCTACGAAATTAGCATGGTATCAGTACCAGCAGATGATTTTGTAGGTGTAGGTCGTTCACTTGAACAGGATGAACAAGAACAAACTGAGGAACCAGTTAATGAATCAGAACCCGATCAAACAGCTACTGAAAGTACTGATGTTGGTACTGAAACTACTACCGAAACAGTTCAAGAAGCCGAAGAAGTAGAACAAGAACCGGAAGAAGTACCCGAAACAGATTCAATAAATAATACAGAACAATCAGATTCAAATACCGATTCTAATTCTGAACCAGAACAGGAAGTTCAACCAGAAGAAGAACCGAAAGATGAATTTGAGGAAGAAACACGAATTGCAGAACTAAAGGCAATTTCTCGTACTTTCAATATTAACGCTGAAATTACTAATTCAGCAATCAGTACTGGCTTAAGCATTGACGCTTTTAAACGCCAGGTAATGAACAAACAAACTATTATCAAGGAAGATAAACAAATGGAATTTTCTCTTAATTCTCTAATCCGTGGCATGTTAGATGGTGAAGTAAAAGCAGATGGTAAACGCGGTGTTGTTATTAAAAATACCGATTTCGTTCGTGCTGGTGTTAATACTACCAATGCAAAAGATGTAATTCACACTGATGTACTCTACGGTTCATTCATTGACGTACTACGTGCTGAATCAGTACTTAAGAATTTCCCAGTACAAATGTATACAGGGCTAACCTCTGAAATTGCACTACCAAAACTTTCTGGTGATTTCACTTCTGCTTTTGGTTTTATTTCTGAAAACGGTGTATCACCAGAAGTTGACGCTAATTTCGAATCAGTACTAATGAAGCCTAAAACCTTCACTGGGTCTGTACCACTATCCCGCAGCGTAGTTAAATCTTGTCCTCAGATTGAACAGATCGTTACTCAGGCCATTGTTGCAGGTTCTGCCGAACGTCTTGAAACCCTAATCATGCAAGGTATCGTTGCAGCAGCACAGGCCGTAGGTAAAGTACAAACTGTTGATGCATACGACTATGCAACTATCGTTGCCGCTCAGGGCCAGCTTGGTGATGAAGGTGTACCGTTCAGCTCTATCAGTGCTGTTATGAGTCCACAAACCAAAGCAACTCTACGTGCAACTCTACGAGGTACTAATACCGCAGCCGTTTATCTTTTCGATGATGGTGATCTGTGTGGTGTACCTGCTTATGACTCTAAAGTACTTGCAGGTCAGGACTTCATTATCCTCGGTGATTTCTCCAAAGTAGCAATTGCACAATGGGGCGATGCACTTGAATTAGATCTCGATGATACCACTAACCGTAATCGTGGTTCTGTTATTGCACGTGTATGGGCAGATCTCGATTTTGTCCTTACCAATCCAGAAGCATTCCGCGTAATTAAACTGGCTTAATATTATGAGAACATTCAAATCAAATGATATGGATGTTCTGCTTAATAGTTTTGGTCAACAATTAGTACTTAATAATGGCAGTGTTATTACTGCCATTTTTGAAGCGACTGAAATTGCTATTCAAACTACCGAAGGGTTAGTACAAACCACAGAAAATTATTTTACATGCCGCCGTGATCAAATCACTTATGATGATTCTTTTGTACTGAATAATGTTCAGTACGAAATTTATAACATCGTTGATGATTTATCAGGCTTATGTAACGTTTACTACAGAGAGGTCTGATTACATGAATATTTCAATCATTAAAAATCATGTGTCAGACCTTTTTGTTTCTGTAGGACTTAAATTACGTAAAGCAACCAAAGCAAATATTCAGACATCCAGTGATTACATACTGATGATCAGCAATGTAACCGAACAATACGAACAACTTGAATACAGTAACCGTCATTCTGTCATTTTAACTATGGATGTATTAGTTACATCGCAGAGTGAAACAAAAGCACAATCAACAATGGATAAAGTGCATGAGGTACTATTCAATCCTGATTTAATTACAGGCCTATTAGATAAAGGCATAAATGTTAGTACTGTTAAATTACTTTCAGTAGTCGATGATAACGATCCAGATACAGCCATAAATACCATTATGACCACGTGCCAGATTACTTACATTGCACGTCCAACTAATAATGGAGAATAATAACAATGGCAGGGATAATGCTCGGCAACAGGACGTTGCTATCTTACAGTTCTGATGTGAATAACTCACAGCCTACCGCACAATTTATTAATATTGATAATCTGGCTGCGTTTCCAGAGGTTAAAATTAACAGTACGAATCAAACCATCGAAACATATGATCAGGAATATACATCCATGATCTCTGGTGGATTGAAAATTAATAATATCAGCATTGTTGTACATTATGAGCCAACTAATATTGGTCATATGTTCCTCAGTAATGCTTATAGTACTAACAGAGTTTTTCAACTGAAATTCTCTTTGTATGAAAGTGCAACAAGTTTTCGCCAACATTACATCATTCTGAATGGGCGTATTACTGCATGGAAAGATGATGCAGACGTAAACAAGGTTTATGGGCGAGCCTGGACATTCACACCAGATACAATCGTTCGTCAGGGATCAATAGACGAACCGCCAGTACTATATACAGGCAATTTTGGTGTTGGTTCTGATGGTTTAAACATTCCTCAATATGATTCAGAAACACCATCAGGCAATGCATTCATCAAAGTACCTGCTACCCGTACTGATAACCCTATCGGCGTTGATCTCCTGGGGGTTGGTCTGGTGGATGGTGGCGGTATTAATAAAGCACAGATAGTACTATCAGAATCCAGTACGCCACGGATGTATATCAAGAATACCGATAGCAATACATGGGATCAGGTTTACAGTACTGCTAACAAGCCAGTACTTAATGCGGGTGCTACACAAGGTATTACAGGGATCTTACCTGTAGCCAATGGAGGTACTGGTAGTTCTGTAGCGGCTACAGCACTTAGTAACTTAGGTGGTCTTGCCAAAACTGGCGGCACACTTACCGGAGCAGTCACAGGTACGGCGTTAACCCTATCCAGTACTTTATCTGTTACTGGTGTAGCGACAGTTAACAATACGATTAACCAGGACGGTGTAGCGGCAGCTACTTACGGCCATACATCACTATCAGCAGCCGCAGCAGGTACTAAAAGTTATTTGCGTAAAATGCGTGGCGGTACTGGTGATACCGTCTTTCATGAAACCGTACAATCAGGTAACTACCGCCTTGCTACCGGGGCAAGTACAGACAGCAGTGATGCACTGACACTATCCAGTACGGGCAATCTAACAATTACTGGTGCTCTCACAGCTACCGGGGCAACGTTCAGTACTGCATTACCGATTAGCTCGGGTGGTACTGGTGCGAATACCGCAGCAGCAGCTTTAACCAACTTAGGAGCAGTACCGAACACTACGAAGGTAAATAACAAATTACTGAACGGTGACGTAACTCTAACGCCAGCAGATATTGGTACAGTGCCAGTACTCAACGGTGGAACAGGGGCTACTACAGCAGCAGCCGCTTTAACTAATCTCGGAGCAGTACCAGCCAGCCGTACAATCAACGGTAAGCCGCTATCCTCTAACGTAGTGCTATCTAACACAGACATTTCTGGTAGTGCATCAGCAGGTGCTAACTCAGATATTACCAGCCTAACCGGGTTAACAACTGCACTAAGTATTGCTCAGGGCGGTACAGGAAGTACTACCGCAGCAGGTGCAAGAGCTTCACTGGGTTTAGGTACTGTAAGTACTTATAATATCGGTACATCAGGGGCAAGTGTACCAGTACTTAATGCAAGCAATACATGGTCTGGTACTCAAAATCTTGATGGTTTAATTGTTGGTGCAGCAAGAACAGGATCAGTAGGGATAGAATTAGGTAGCCTTACAACCGCTGGTTCTGCATTCCTTGATTTCCATAGTTCTGGTTTTAATAATGATTACGATACACGGATTATTTCATCTGGTGGTGTTGAAGGTTCAAGTAATCAAGGAACACTTACTTTTTCCGCAAGTAAATTACAGTTTAATGGTACTCCATCATTCAATACAGCTATTCCTGTTACAAGTGGTGGCACAGGCAGTACCACAGCAGCAGGGGCATTAACTTCATTAGGTGCTGTAAGTACCGCAATAAAGGTAAATGGTTATTCCTTAACCTCTGATGTAACGTTAAGTGCTGATGATGTTAGTGCATTACCTTCACGTGGCCTTATTCCAGTAGGTACTGATTTAAATGATTTGGATGGAACGGTACAGGGTTATTATCAACAACCTCTTAATGCAAACGCAACAGCAGCATTAAACTACCCGGTTCAATATGCAGGTACATTAGTAGTACTACAAAACTCGGCAACTCACGTTAAAAGCTGTACGCAGATGTATTACCGTTATAACACAAATGATCTTTATACCCGTACCGGATATTCAAACGGGACAGGTGTTATTTCATGGGGTGCTTGGGGGATGTATGCATACACCGATATTAATGGCGTAAACAGTTCTATTAAATCTCTTACCGGACTGACTTCAGCAATCCCGATCACTGGTGGCGGTACGGGGGCTACTACAGCAGCAGCCGCTTTAACGAATCTCGGAGCTGTACCTGTCAGCCGTACCATTAATGGCAAGCCGTTAACAGGAAATGTAGTACTTTCGAATACCGATGTTTCAGGTAGTGCATCCTCTGGAGCGAATAGTGATATTACAAGTCTAACAGGTCTTACTACTGCACTTAGTGTTGCACAGGGTGGTACTGGTAGCACTTCTGCAAGTGCAGCGTTGAGCACTCTCGGCGGTATGCCTAAATCTGGTGGTACATTCTCTGGTGCAGTAGGTGTATCAAGTACTTTAGCAGTTACAGGAACTCTAACCACAAGTAACAGTATTATTCAGGACGGTGTTGCACAAACTACATATTGTCAAACTGCATTGAGTTCTGGCACAGCAGGTAATAAATCATATCTGCGAAAATTCCGTGGCGGTACTGGCAATACAATATTCCATGAAACTGTACAGGGTGATAATTATCGTATTGCCTCTGGTACTTCTGATACAACGGATGCAATGACATTATCAAGTACTGGCGACCTTACTACATCACATCTGACAGTTACAGATAATGATGCAACCTTACCGGGTACTGGCAGTACTGTTTATGGTGGTCGATTAAAATCACTGTACACAGTAAATGGTATTGAAAAAACATCCACTTATTTGCAATCAGTTAAACGTATTGAATGGGATTACTCTATAGCACGTCTATTTGTGAATCAGACAGGTGGTGGAACCGATACGGCACAATCACGATATTTTGACTTTATGTCCAACGGCAATGTGCAAATTCCGGGACGTATGTATATGGGTAGTCCGGCTGTTAACTCGTGGTGGAACTCAGCACAACCCCACTATGCCGCCTATTACACGGACACAGCCACAGACACTCCGGGTAACGGGGCTATAGCGGGTCTTTCCTGGGGTTATCAGTGAATCGCCACGGGTTTAACAGACACCTCAGAGTCATTTAAGATGGCTTAAAGAGAGGTGCCCATGAGCGGTAAGCGTTA